CCACTTGCTAAGTCCCGCTTTTGAGGGGGCTGTCCTCCCAGAGGCGAACCTGCGACACTGCATCCAGTTGTGTTTGGAGAACCCACGATGGAGACTGTCCGTCCAACTTCACAAGCTGGTGAGGATCAGGTGAGGCCGCTGGTCATCATCCAGCCTGTCTCATGGGACCGCGTCCAGGCTGGGGTCTGGTATCAGCCCTCGTGGCTGCATGCCTCAGCCACGTTCAGTGGGCTGGAGTCCTACTTATACGAGGACGCGGACCTCTTTGCTGTGGACGCGATATTCGCGGGGCACGGACCTCAAGCTCGGTACGTGGTTGACTTGTCGTCCTACCCGCAGCTGGACCTGGTCCGCCAGATCCACAGGGAGCGCACAAGGTCCTACGACGTCCGCTTTATGGGGCTTGACCCACTGCTTAGGGAGCACGGTGTCGGTCCCCTAGCGGACGCTGGGGATTATCAGCTGGACTTAGCGGAGGGGGCCTTTGAGTACCGGCGGATCAACTTGTCTATGGCCCGACGGCACGCGGACGACTACGACGGTCACCTGCGGTCCTTCGACAACGGCAAGCCTTGGTGCCCTGCCTTTTTCAGCGTGGGTTGTGATCGTCGGTGCCCCTATTGCTACGTTGGTTACGTGTCCTTCCCTCGGGCCTTCTCCTCCGTCAGGCAAGCGGAGGACACTATCCGATGGGCTGCGGAGTCCGGCGTCAACCTCCACTTCTATGATGAGGACTTCTACCTGCACCCCAAGCTGGACACCATCTTGGCTATGCTGGAGGGCAGCGGTGTGAAGTGGATCGCTCTAGCCACCAGCGTGTCCTTGGCCGCAGCCATCGAAAAGTACGGAGAGGACACGCTGGTCGAGTCCGGCAACGTCCTCAACGAGGTTGGAGTGGAGACGGCTGACCCTAGCGTCTTGGACAAGCGCCAAGACCTGCGGGCCGTTCTTGCCGCGAGGTCCATCCGCGTGTTCTGGCTGACCGTGACCTTCTTCCCCAAGGAGACGTTGACCAGTCGCTTCAAGACTGGTCAGTTCCTTCAGCGGCACGGCTATGACTTTGACCAACTGATGCCCCGGCTGGTGGGGAACAGCTCCCACGGCGGGCTCGGGCAGTTCTATGTGCCGTACCACGGCACGCCCTGGTTCGAGTCCGCTCCAAGGAAAGGGGTGTTCCTAGAGGGCAGGCCGACCCGCCTGTGGCCGGGCTACGTTCCTCACTCCTTCTTGGAGGACGTCCCAGTTCAGACCGGGGGGTCCGTAGAGGACCTGCGCTGGTTCGACATCTACCACGGTGTCGCTGGTATCTGGGAGGAGATGCTGGCTGGCTGCGACGGTCGCAGGACGGTCGGGGATATCTGTGAGCGGCGACAGTCTGACCTGGTTGCTATGGCACAGCTTGCCCAGCTTGGGCTGGTGAGGAGTTGCAATGAACCCTGAGCATCGGATACGTGCGGAGGCTCTGGTTAGGGAGCTGATAGCTATCATCGGCGACGACCCCACGCGCCCGGGTCTGCTGGATACGCCGCATCGTGTGGTCAAGTCCTGGGGGGTGTTGTTCTCCGGGTACGAGCACAAGACCGAGGAATTCGTCCGGGTGTTCGAGGAGTCCTACGACGCCATCGTGGCGGTCAAGGACATAGACTACTTCTCCGCTTGTGAGCACCACATGCTCCCATTCTTTGGGAGGTGCCACGTAGCCTACCTGCCAGCTATCAATGGGGACAGGGCGGGGAAGGTGCTGGGCGTCTCCAAGCTCGCCCGCATCGTGAACAACGTGGCGAGGCGGTTGCAGATCCAAGAGCGGATGACCCGGGAGATCGCTGAAGCCATTGAACAGGCGGCTCACCCCAGGGCCGTCGCGGTCATCGTGGAGGGGACGCACCTCTGCATGGTGGCCAGGGGCGTCAACCAGCAACACGCCGTCATGCGAACCAGCGCCATGCTAGGCGACTGGCTGGAAGACCATCGCGGTAAGGACGAGGCCATGCGCCTCTTGGGGCTATAACCATGAACATCGTCTTGGCACCCCACCTGGATGACGAGGTGATCGGCTGCTACTCCGTCCTGGGTTCCATCGACCAGATCTACTATTTCACCACCGACCACCGCGAGGCATGCATCGCCGGGGACCCTCGGTATGCCAGGTGGTCTACGGTAGAGGCCGCTGGTATCCGTGCCTCCGACGTGGTCTACATCCCCAGCTCCTTTGACTGGCACCCTATGCACCGCAAGGTGAACAGGGTGGGGCTTGCCCTCCCTGGGTCCAAGCGGTTCTACAGTGTGGAGATGAACACGCCTTGGCTTGAGGAGGAGCCGGACTGGCAGGGGAAAAAGGCGATGTTGGAGAGGTGCTACCCTGGCGAACCCCTCCTGGAGAAGTGGTGGAGGTTCCGTTCCATCCAGTCCTTTGACGAGGTGATCTGGGCTAGCGTCCTCCTGACCTTCGAGGGCAAGCACCGATGGCGGGCTGCCCCGGTCATGGTCGAGTTCCTTCGCCACCTCCACCGACATGTGTTCCACGTGCGAACGGACGTCCAACAGATGGAGGGCGATCGGGAGCTGGAGTATTTCATCCTCCGAGGGGTGGTGAAGGCTGCGCTGGATGACATCCTCCACACCATGTGGAAGGAAGACGGTATGTCGTGCGAGGCGTTCGCCCGGGAACTCAAGCGGAGGATGGAGGTCGCCTTTGACGACCGCTTGGTTCGGGTGGCCGTATCAGAAGACGGAGAAAACGGATGCCTAGCGGAGTAGACTTTGATTCCGCCTACTACGACCGCGTCCAGTGGTCAGTCCCAGACACCCTCAAGGACGTCCTGTCCTCTGCCTGTGCGGGGCTGTCCGTTTTGGACGTCGGGTGCGGGATTGGCGTTGTAGGCGAGGTTGTGGTGAGGGTCGCTGCCAAATACACGGGTGTGGACATCAGTGCCCACGCCGTGTCGGTCTGCACAGCTAAGGGGCTGGAAGCCTTCTGCGCGGACGCAATGGCCGTGGACATGAGTGGATACGACCTCGTCCTTGCCCTTGAGGTTCTGGAGCACCTCAGCAACCCTGCGGGCGCCGTTGAGAGGATGGCCGCTGCACCGCGCTCCATCGTGACCGTGCCTCGTACCGACGACCCCACCAAATACGATGACCCTACCCACGTCTCCCTGCTGACCGCGCCCGCGTGGTTGCGCCTGTTCGCCGCAGCGAACCTATTCCCTGACCGCTGGTTTGAGGTGGACTGGGGAGACCGTTCGGTGTCCGTGGGTTGGGGGTTGAGGAGGATCGCGTGATCTACTACCTCCCGATCGAGCCGTTGGATGAACGCTACACGGAGCAGTGGTACAGGTGGTTCCCTGCCGAGTTCCAGCGGCAGGGCCTCGCCTACCAGGTTATTGATGGAGAGCCTCTTGTGGACGAGGTGCAGGTAGGCACGTTCCTGGACGTCAACTCCACGCTTCACTACAAGGCAGAGCAACTCAAACGGGTGGCCCGCCTCTTTCACGGCAAGCAGGTGAAGGACGGGGACGTCTTCCTCGTTGCCGACGTGGAGTTCTGGGGGATCGAGAGTATCCGTTACCTCGCCGTGCTCAACAAGGTGAACGTACGGATGGTCGGCTTCGTGCATGCGGGAAGCTACACGGTAGAGGACTTCATGGAACCGTGCGCCCCGTTTGCCAGCCACTACGAATGCGCCTGGGGAGCGGTCTTCGATGTCCTGTGTGTAGGCAGCGATTACCACAAGAAGGCACTTGTGACCAAGCGTGGGGTCCTTGAATCCAAGATACAGGTGACCGGCAACCCCTATGACCTATCTGAGGTGAAGGCGCTTGTGGGACCTCTGGGGACGTCCAGGGCCCGTGTCATTCACACCAACCGGCCGGACCCTGAGAAACGCCCGGGGTTGACGCTGGACCTGTTCGAGCGCCTGCACCTCGCCCACCCCACGTGGGAGTTGATGGTGACCACGAGCCGCAAGACCTGGGGACGTGGCGCCTTGCGTGAAAGGGCCTTGGCGTTGCAGGATAGGGGGGTGGTCGTTGTTCGTGAGGCTATCTCGAAGGCGGAGTACCTGGGACTGCTGGCCGGGAGTCGGGTCATGACAGGCAACACGATAGAAGAGAACTTCGGCTATTGTGTTCTGGAGGCCATGGCCTTGGATACCATCCCGGTCATCCCTGACCTAGGTAGCCACCCCGAGCTTGTGGATGGCGACTCCCGTTGCCTCTTCCGATGCATGGAAATGCAACAGGCATTGATCGGGCGGGCGATGGCACACCCGTTCCCGGTCGCGGGCTACGCCGAGAAGTACCGTGGGAGTCTGTCCAACATCGTTGACCTCTGCAAAGGGTGACCCATGTTTCGGTGCTACCAAGTCGCCAACAACCCAGATCGCATCCACATCCTGCTGGAGGAGGGGGTGAAGGACATCCTCGTCTCCTACGCCTACGCCCGCCGTGCAAAGGGCTACTTGGAGGGGATGAAGGTGGCGGCCAAGAAAGGGGTCAAGCTCCTCATTGATTCTGGCGCCCATTCCAACATCCAGCACCCCGGGACCGTGGTGCTCAAGGAATACATGGTGTGGCTCAAGGAGAACAAGCACCTCGCCCACGAATACATAGTGTTGGACGACCCATTGAAGAGGGAGAACACGATCAAGGCGTACGCGGAAATGCGGTCGGCCGGGCTGAGCCCGTTGGCTGTGGACCACATGTGGTTCAAGGTCGCGCCTCAGATCATGCCCTGGTATGCCAAGGGGGGTCGGCTATGCTGGGCCGGGTTCTTGATCGGGGATAGGACCCCCATGGGCCAGTGGGCTAAGAATGAAGAGGTCCAGAAAAAAATGCCCGAGGGATACGCCTCCCACTTCCAGACCACAGCCCAGTGGCTTGCTGTGGCGAAGCGGATCCATGAGAGGCGCGCCCACGCGATGAAGGCGCCCGTCAACCGCATCCACCTCCTGGGGGTGGGGAGCGCGATCCGCAAGTTCCTCCCATACCTCGACGCCGTGGATAGTTTTGATGCCGCGTCCGTCTTCATCGCGGCGGGCTACGGGCGGGTTATCTTGTGCAGGGCACCGAAGCATGAAGGCGGGCCACCCCGCTGTAGCGGGTTCCCGGTAGGGCGGGGCCGCCCTACCCCCCCAGAGGTCAAGGTGCTGGCGTCCAAGTGGAAGCTGAACCTTGACGTAGAGGTGGACCGTCGCCGGTTCAACATCCGGGAGATGCGAAAGTTCCACGAGGTCCTCTGGGAGTATTACCAGCGCGAACACAAGAAGGGCCACGACCACTTGGTGGCAATGTCCATCAAGAAGTCGGATGAGGATGATGACCTCTATCCCTCCCGCCCATTGATCGTCCAGGTCCCTATCGCTTTGAGTGATGCTTGGGGCGAGTGGCTGGAGCTGGAGGAGATGGAAGAGGTGTGTGCCCAGGCTCGGATGAAGGTGTCCGACGTGTCCCCTACCCGCATCTCCAAGATGCCGGACCCCAGCCTGTTGCTCCTGCATGAGGAGATACACCTCGCGCCCCTGGGGGCGGCTGGCCTACGGGAGGCCCACCTCTTCATCGTGCAAGAGATGGCCAAGAGGGGGCTGACCCACGCACTAGAAGAGGTGGACCTGCTGGCGGTTTCAACCCGGGAGCTGGCCGCGGAGCTGGGGCTGGTGGCAGAGGAGTTGGAGACACTGGGGCTGGTCGAGAAACAGATGGTCATCCAGTCCCTCATCCTCAGTAAGGACAAGTTCAAGACCCAGGCGGAGGTTACCAAGTGGATCAAGGACCACGGGTTCACCGTCCTGAAGGGCGACGAGGTCGAGATCACCAAGCCCGGGGTGGATGAGACCACGCAAAGCTGGAGGGTTCGGCAGCGGGACCCGGAGGACTTCCAGCCTGGGTCTTTCCGTACCATCGACATCGCCGATGGCGTCAAGGCCGTGGTTGGGAAGTTGAAGCCTGGGGTGGAGAAGTCGGATGGTGACCTCTTCAACCCGGTGATGCATGCGAAGCTACTCCCGGTGGACAAGGCAGACGAGGATCGTAGGCTAGTCCTCGGAGTGGTCCTTGAGCCTAACAGCGTGGACACCCAGGGTGACACCATCGCTCCGGAGGAGATAGAGCGGGCAGCCCATCTATGGCTGGCCCGGTTTCAGGACCGGGGGTTCATGCATCGGCAGATCGTCAACAGCAAGTTGGAGATCTACGAAAGCTACCTAGCACCGGCCGACTTGACCATTGGAGGGCAGAGGGTTAAGAAAGGGAGCTGGCTCCTTATGTACCATGTCGTGGACGATGTACTCTGGGCAGCTGTCAAGCGCGGTGACCTGACCGGGTTTTCTATGGGGGGCTTTGCTCGGAGGGTAGCCGCGTAGGCGGGGTGTGGTTTGCTATCTCCAAAAGGGTTGGCGTAGAATAGGTCCATTCATCCAGGTAACGTAAATGGCACATAAGACACCAAATGCCGCGGAGGCGAAGCTCACCGACTTGGACGTTCGTGAAGTCTCGGTCGTGGACCGCCCCGCCAACAAACGCCGCTTCCTCATCGTCAAACGGGATGAGGGGCTGGCAGTAATTCGTACGGAGGAGACGATGTCCAGAACAGCCATCCCAAGGGCAGAGGCGGAGGAATTCGGTCACATCCTGCTGTCCGACGACGGGGCGGTAGGTATCCTTAAGGACGAGGACCTCGCGGAACTCGTTGGCGCGGATGACGGGGATGCCGAAGCCGAAGAGGACGAGGACGTGGATGCGGAGGACGAGGTCATCGAAAAGGGCGCGGTATCTGACACCGTCAGTATCGCCAAGGCCGCCCTCGCCAAGCTCATGGCAGTGGTCAACAAGCTCAAGAAGGAGAAGGAGGCTGGCGGCAAACCGGACTCCTCCGTCCTGTCCGTGGTGAGGCAGGTCGCGGCGGCTCTGACCGCCCTCGTGGAGAAGCTTGGGGACTCCGATGGAAAGGGGAAGGACAAGGACAAGGAAGAGGACACCACGGAGAAGGCGGCCAAGGATGCCCTGGCTGTCTGCACCGCCGCCATCGGATCGTTGACCAACGCCATCAACCAACTCAAGGACGCGGAGGCGGATGGCGACGTTCCCCCGCCGGTCATCAATGTCCTGCGTGCCGTGGCTAACGCCCTGAGTGGTTTGGCCGGGGGCGATGGTGGCAACACGGAGGAGGAGGGCAAGGGCAAGGGCAAGGGCAAGAAACCACCAGTGGAGGAGACGGAGAAGCAGTCCCGCCCGGAGGTCTTTATGAAGCGGGGCGACGAGTCCGCCGACCCCGAGGTCATGATCAAGGTTGGCACCAAGATGAAGCGGACGCGGCTCAGCCTGTTCAAGAAGGCTGTGGAGATGCTGGCTGACATCTTGAAGGAGTTGTCCCCATCGGACCAAGACCGGGCGAAGGGGTCGAAGGCCAATCAAGACTTCCAGCGTGCCATGCTGGAGAAGCTGGATGGGATTGGCGCCTCCGTGGGGAAGGTCGTCAAACGGGTGGATGAGTTGGAGGCTGGCGGTCGACCTGCGGGAGCTGATGATGACCCGAAGGTCGTGGAGAAGAAACAGAAGGGCTTATGGTCCGGCATCCTTGACTAACCATCAACAAGGCGGCCGAACCCGCCAATATAGCTAAGGAGACAGAAATGACAAACCGAGAGTTGATCGCCAAAGCGACGATCACGACCGACGCGATGGCCGCCGTTGGTCTGCTACTCCCAGAGCAGGCCGACAAGTTCATTGACTACGTGGTCGATGAGACGGGCATCAAGGACATGAGCCGGATCATCAGGTTCAAGCCGTCGCAGAAGTACATTGACAAGATCTCCGTCGGTCGCCGCATGGCCGTCCCGAAGGAGGAGGCAATCGACCCGGGTGTTCGGCGAGGCGTGTCCACGTCACGGCTCGTCCTCGAGCACCGGGAGATCATGGTGCCGTTCGAGATCTCTGATGTCGTGAAGGAGGAGAACATCGAAGGCGACGCGGTCGAGGAGCATGTTATCAAGATGATGGCGACGACCTTCGCCAACAACATGGAGGAGATGTTCTGGGATGGGAATACCCTCGGCCCAGCGGCTGTCGAGGCTGACCTCTACGAGGGCGGGTCCAGCCTGTGCATCAAGGACACGCTCCTGGCCCTGTTCCCGGGCTTCCTCAAGTTGTCCGAGGGCGGGCATGTGATCGATGCCGCAAACGAACCTATCACCCCCAGCCTCATCAGCCGGGCACTCAACGCCATGCCCAACAAGTTCCGCAAGAACAGGGCAGCCATGAAGTTCCTCATGAGCCCGGACCACGAGCAGGTCTACCGGGAGAAGATCAGCACCCGTGCGACCCAGTCCGGGGATTCAGCACTGGCCGCCACGGGGAACATCCCGAGCTTCGGTGTGGAGCTGGTTCCGGTCGCCCTGCTGTCCTCCACTCCGCCGTATTGCGAAAACAGCGTGGCCAACACCGACGGAACCACGGCAACGGCCCTGAGCTACGGCCCCATCGATGACCTGGTGCTGACCCCGACCACGCTCGCCAAGATCCCTACGGCGCCCTACATTCTGAACACGGACTACACCGTGAACGAGACCGCGGGCACGTGGACCAGGCTCGCT